TGACGAGCACCTCGAATACACGCTGATGGTCGAGGCCGAGTTCCAGCAGGTGCTGATTGTCTCGGCAGCCGCCACCACCCAGCCCGACCAGACCTCGCAGATGTTGGCCAACAAGACCGCCGCCACCACCGACACCGGAGGCAACATGCAGCCGCAACCGGCAGCCGCGCCGCCGTCGATCCTGCAAGGTCTCGGCCAGAGCCTCGCCGGGGCCTATCACGCGATCGTCGGCTGATGGCGGCCTACGAGATTCCGCTGCGCCCGATGCCATCGCGGTTCGCCATTACCTTGGGCGGCAACGTCTATCAGTTGGTGGTGCAATACCGCGACGCCGCGATGGGCGGCTGGGTGCTGGACTTCAACGACCAGTTCGGCGGCCCGATTGCCTGCGGCATCCCGCTGGTCACCGGGGCCAACCTGATCGAGCAATACGCCTATCTCGGCCTGCCGGGCCAGATGTGGGTCTACTCCGACGGCACCCCCGACGCGGTGCCGACCTTCGGCAACCTCGGCGTCGGCTCTCACCTGTTGTGGATTTACCCATGAGCCAGACCGCACCCGGCCCGCTGCCGTGGAACCAGCGCTATGCCGACAACTTCGAGACGGTGCAAAGCCATCTCGATGGCAGGCAGGCGGAGATTCACACCGCGATGCCGGGGATCATCACCAAGTATGATTCCAAGACCATGACCGCGACGGTGCAACCGGCGATTCAGGCGATCTACAGCGATGTCGACGGGTCCAAGAAGCCGGTCACCATCGCGACCATCTCGGACGTGCCGGTGCATTTCCCCGGCGGCGGCGGCCATCTGATGACCTATCCGGTAGCCGCAGGCGACGAGTGCCAACTCACCTTCCACGAGCGCAGCATCGACTTCTGGCACCAGCACGGCGGCACCCAGCAACCGAGTGATCTGCGGATGCACGACATCAACGATGCGACCTGTCATGTCGGGCTGCGCAGCCAAGCCAAGCTGCCCCAGGGCGGGGCCAATCCCAGCACAGTCCAGTTGCGCAGTGATGACGGGCGTAACTACATCGAACTGGACGGGCCGAACCAGCGAGTTAATATCGTGCTGGGCAGCAACACGATCTCGGTCGATGGCAGTTCTGGGGCCATCACCATCACATCCACCAACTCGATCACGCTCGACGCGCCGAACATCAATATCGGGCCGAACGGCACGGTCACTATCCAGAACCGCCAGTTCATGGGCCACGAGCACAGCGGCGTCCAGCGCGGGCTCTCCAACACCTTCGGAGTCGTGTGATGCCGCAGCGTCTGCGCCCGCCGCCTTCGTTGCCCAGGCTGTCGGTGGTGATCCCGTCGCGGTCCCAGCCGCTGAAGCCGCCCGCCCTCTATCAGGGCTGCCGGGGCTGCAAGGCGATCCGCGCCGCGCTCACCAAGTTCATGGGGAGACGCAGGCCATGATGTGCTGGCTGTGGTTCATCGGCGGCATCCTGCTCGGCGCGGGCGGGCTGTTCCTGGCCGCCTATCTGATTCCACCGCTGCGGTGGTGAGATGCGCTACCGCAAGCTCGACAACGCGGGCGACATGACCTTCGGCCACGCCCAGCAGGACTTCTGGATCAACCAGCCGGAAGGGGTCGCGCAGTGGATCATGACCCGGCTCAGGCTGAACCAGGGCGAGTGGTTCGTCGACACCACCGACGGCACGCCCTGGGCGACCCAGGTGCTGGGCGAGCGCACCCAGTCGACCCGCGATGTGGTGGTGCGCGATCGGGTCAACACCACGCCCAACGTCACCGCCATGCTGGCCTATCAGTCGCAGATGGACGTGAACGCCCGCGCCTGGACCGCGACCATGACGGTGCAGACCGCCTATGGCGCGGTGGTGCTCCAGGCGCAGCGCCTGCCGGGTGCCCCGCCGTTGCTCCCCGGCGGCTACACCGCGCCCGCGCGGCGGTCGCAGATGCTGGGCATCACCGGGGTGCCGGGGTTTGACATCGCCGCCACCGCCGCCCCTCTCCAAGGGGTCCAGGCCACCAACATCACCGACTTCACGATTGCATCGAGGGACGCGGGGGAATACCGATGAAGCTGTCCATCATAGCCAATCCCGGCACGGTGTTTGTGCCAGGGCGCGCGCCGATCGTGCTTGCGCCGCCGCCGCCGCCCCCGGTCGCTCCCGTGGCACTCGCGGCGTATGAGAACCCGCCCGTGCGCGCGGTGAGGCCGGAGGCCGCCATCGTCGCCAGCGTCGGCACGGTGGCGGTTCCTGGCCGTGAACCGATGGTGCTGGAAAAGCCCCGGTTCGAGTTACCTCTGGCGGTGCCGCTGGCGGCGGCTCCGGTGGCCGTTGCCGTGCCGCCCTCCGGGGTGCCTGCGCTTTCGGTCGGCATCATCGGCGCGCCCAACACCACGGTGAGCAACACCCCGGCCAACCTCTACGTCAACCCGCTCACCAACATCACCGAGTTCATCGTGGTCGAGCTTGACGCGGGAACGTGGTGAATGAGCGGTGCCACCAGCCCGACCGCCGCGTGGGTCGATGCCACGGGGATTCACGCGCCCACGTTCACCGACATCGTCAACTATCTGATCGGCCAGATGCAGGCGATTTACGGCGCGGACATCATCGTGTCCAACGACACCCAGGACGGCCAGTTGCTGAACATCTTCGCGCTTGCCATCGCCGACGCCAACAACGCCTGCATTGCGGCATATAACAGTTTCAGCCCCTCGACCGCGCAGGGCGTGGGGTTAAGCTCCAATGTGAAAATCAACGGCCTGACGCGGGCGCTGCCGTCGTATAGTTCGGTCGACTTGCTGCTCACCGGGGTGGCCACCACCGAGATCCCGAACGGGATTGCGATGGACCTCGCGGGCAACCGCTGGCTCCTGCCGCCCACGGTGACGATCCCGCAATCCGGGCAGGTGACGGTGACCGCGACCTCTGACACGGCGGGCGCGATCAACGCGCCGCCCGACACCGTCACCATCATCTCGACCGTGACGTTCGGCTGGCAACAGGTGACCAATCCCACCGCCGCCACACCGGGGGCACCGGTCGAGAGCGACCCCGCGCTCAGGGCCAGACAGGCGCAGTCGACCGCACTGCCCGCGCTCACCGTGCTGTCGGGGATTGTCTCGGCGGTGCTGGCGCTGAACGGCGTCATCGCCTGCAAGGGCTATGAGAACGACACCTCGACCGACTACACGGCGACCCCGCCGCCGATCGGGGTGGACCCGCTGCCGCCGCACAGCGTCTCGCTGGTGGTGCAGGGGGGTGATTCCCAGACCATCTGCGATACCATCCTGCTGAAGAAGACGCCCGGCTGCTACACCTACGGCAGCACCAGACATACCAGCTTCGATGTCTACGGGCTGCCGCATGACATCGGGTTCTTCATCCCGACCCAGGTGCCGATCGGGGTCAATATCACGCTGACCGCCAGGGCGGGCTATTCCACCATCGTCGGCGCGGCGATTTCCAACGCGGTCGCCAACTACATCAACGGCCTCGGCTCCGGGGTGTCGGTGATCTATTCCAAGCTCTGGCTTCCGGCCAATCTGTGCGACGCCACCACCGGGCTGCCGACCGACAGCACCAACACCTACGACATCACCGCGATGACCGTCGCCACGCCACCGGGCGGCACCTACGGCACCACCAACATCGCGGTCGCCATCTTCCAGATCGCCAACTGCACGCCTGCCAACGTCGTCATCACCGCGCACTGACATGGCGGAAGACCTCGGCTTCTACCTCGGCCTCGTCACCTCCTGGCACTCCACCAAGCCGCGCTTCATGAACACGCTGGCCGCGTTGCTCCAACCGATGATCGACGCGCAACTGATGCTGGAGGCGCTCACCGCCGAGTTCGACCTCGACGCCGCCCAGGGCGTGCAGCTTGACGTGGTCGGGCAGTGGATCGGCAGGACCCGCTACGTCATGGCCCCGATCACCGGGGTGTTCTTCAGCTTCGATGACGGCGGCGGGGCCAGGACCGGGTTCGACCAGGGCGTATGGCTCGGCAAATACGTCCCCACCGACGCCATCACCGCCCTTGACGACGACACCTACCGCACCTTGCTCAAGATGCAGGCGCTGGCCAACGAGTGGGACGGCACGCTGGCCTCGATCCAGACCGCGTTCAACGCGGTGTTCCCCGGCGTGGTGGTGCAAGACCTCGGCGACACCGCGACCGGGCTGATGTCGATGGACGTGCTGATCCCCGGGGTCGAAATGTCGTCGCTCATGCTCGCCGTCTTGGAACAGGATTTTCCGATCAAGCCCTCCGGTGTGCATCTCACCATCGTCGAGACCACGGTTGCCTATCAGCCGATCTTCGGCTTCGACATCAGCACCAAAGCCATCGACGGCTTCGACAAGGGGGCCTGGGGCAAGATCATCTTCAGCGCTTAGGGGAAACCACAGTGCCAACCAACGACTTCCTGAGCTTCGCGGGCGATCCCGCCGCGAACGTGATGCTGCAAGCCGACTATCTGGCGACTTCCTTCACGCCGCGCTACCTCGGCTTCGAGGCGGGCACCGCCTATAGTATCCAGTGCAACAAGGTGTGGCGGCAGGCCAGCCTGATCTCGCACATGGTGGCGCAGTATGTCTGCGACACCACCGGGCTCGACATGCTGGACGACGGCAGTGCGGGCGGGCTGAGCACCTTGCAGACCCACTTCACCTCGGCCATCACGCTGACCGCGCGGGCCGCCGTGGGGGTCGGCTACCTGCCTCTTTCTGGCGGCACGTTGACTGGCCCGTTGACCATCAACACCGCCAATCCGCAGGTCAACATCAACGCCGGGGCGGGGCAAAGCACCGAGATGTGGTTCAGCCGTCCCGCCGGGCAATACGCTTATCTTGCCGCCTCGACATCAGGCATCGTGCGCTGGCAGTTGTTGCTTGCCAATGCCGACCCGGAGACCGGAGCCAACGCGGGCAGCAACTACCAGATCCAGCGGTTCGCCGACAACGGCACCTATCTCGACAGCGTGATTACCATCAGCCGTCAGACCGGGGTGGTGAACTTCGCCCACCCGCCCACCATCCAGGGCGGATTGCTGCCCTACCTGCCGATCACCGGAGGCACCTTGTCGGGCTACCTGTGGTGTCCCGGCATCTATTATGCCTATGGCAGCTACGCGCACGAGTTCCAGTTCTACTGGGACGGCGGCAACACCCACGTCATCGTCGACAACGGCGACCAGGGGGTGCTTGCGACCCAGAGCTATGTCGGCGCGGTCGCGGGCAACTACGTGCCGGTCAACGGCGGGATTATCTACAACCGGTTCGAGATGAACTGCAACCCGGTGATCGACGGGCAGTTGTGGTGCCGCTCGTCGGTAATCTTCGTCAATCTCGGTGACTACTACATCGGCACCTACAACCAGTGGCGCATCTTCAACTGGGCCGGGTCGTGGTGGGACGGCTGGAACAGCCAGACCGGCACCCGCATCTGGGAGACCTATAGCGGCAACACGATGCAGCTTGACGGCTCGTGCAACCTCTCGGCCAGCGGCATCATCACCACCTACCAGCGGTTCTTGGTCAACAGTTCTTACTGTATCATGTTCATGTATAACCCGGCGGTCGGGATCGCGATGGGGTCGTGGATCGCCTCCGACGGCATGTGGTTCGGCGGCGGTGACGGCGGGGGAAATCCGACCCAAGGCATGATGCGGCTCGATACCGGCGGCCAGCTTTGCGTCTGGAACGGCCTCACCTCCTACAACTACATGCAGTGCTCGCAGTGGGCCTCGGTTGGCACCCAACTCACCGTGGGCGACCAGCTTTACGTCAACAACCGCGCCATCATCCAGTCCAACGGGCCGTTCATCTGCACCGACAACTATTCCATCAGCTATGCGGTCTCGATGGCGGCCTGGATCGACAACACCGCCGTCTATGGCAACGTGCCGAACCTGCATATCTGGAACTCGGACGCCGACGGCAACCCTATCAGCACCATCATGATGATCGGCCAGAACGGCAGCGTGTGGGTGCCGAACCGGTTGTTCCAGGGCTCCGACCGCAGCTTCAAGACCAACATACGCGGCCCCGAAGTCGACAGTCTGGCGGCGATCAGGCGGCTGGTGCCGTGCAGTTTCGACCGTGACGGCATCCGCGTCCCGCTGGGCTACATCGCCGACGAGGTCGCCCCGCATCTGCCCGACGCGGTGGATGCCGTCGAGGGCGTCAAATATCTCGACCAGGGCGCATTGCTTTCGCATGCGCTGAACGCTATCGCGCAGCTATCCAACCGCCTGGAGCAAATGGAGGCAAAGCTTGCATGAGCGACCCGACACAGACCCCGCTCGCCCCGCAGGGCGGCACCCAGGTGCCAGAGCCAAGCGTGCCAACGGCACCGACGGACGTAACCAAGCACGTCCCGCACACCCCGCCCGTGACGGCT